CGCTGCGCGGCAATGCCGCGTCTATCAGTCTCGTACCGGTAAAACGGTCCAGCGAGCCATCCAGACGTGGGAGCGCATTTATCAACAACCCTCCGGGGAATACTATTTCTCGCACGAGTTGACCTGTTCAGCTTATGCGAAGAAGATCAAAACGTTGCTAGGTGCGTGTCCGGTTGACGCTCAGGATCAGGTGTTGGCCTGGCAGTCCATCAAGAAGCTCCTACCCGACTCTTGTCGGTGTATGGAGGCCACGATGCTGCGAGACCTTCAGTCTACCCTCAGTCGACCCCCACGGTCACTTCCCTCAGGCTACCTACGGTTCGTCGCGAAGGAAACGCGCAAGCTTTTCCCTCGCGGCTGGGACCGTGGCCTATACGAGGACCACGTTGTCACCACTTCTCCTCCCCTTTCTTCAACCACTGAGTCCTCCAGGCAGGACGGCGGATCGTTGGGATCCGGCATGGATCATTCTTCATATCTCGAGGCTTGCCTCGGGGATGTTGACTTTGAACTGGATTGCCGAGCAAAAATGATCGTCGTTCAGTCCGCTGGCAAACCTCGCGCGTTGAGCAAGTTTTCATCTGACGTACTCTGTCTACGGCCTCTTCACAAGGCTATTTATGACAGACTATCCAGAAATTCTTGGCTCAATCGAGGTGATGTTACCACCGATGGTCTGGCTGAGTTTAGGTATGTTGAAGGGGAGGTCCTCACCTCTGGTGATTACAAATCCGCAACCGACAACCTCTCTATTGAAGTTGCCGAAATGATTGTCGCTACCATTCTTGCCTCTACGGTCTCTGTGCCGCAGTCGGTGATGAAGGGTGCTCTAGACATATTGCGGCCTAACTTGTATAACCTTGAAAAAAATCTCGACTTCTTTCCCCGTGTTGGTCAGATGATGGGATCCTATCTATCCTTTCCTCTTCTATGCATCCAGAATAGGATGGCATTTCTGTGGGCAGGAGGCGACGGGAAGCCTTGCAAGATCAACGGCGATGATATCCTTTTCCGTTCCAGTCCCGAGTTCTCTCGGCATTGGATGGATACGGTCTCACATCTGGGGTTAGAAGTCGAGAAGACAAAAACGAGTGTATCTGCCGAATATGGCACGCTTAATTCTACCTTAGTAGTTCGCGAAAGGGGAAAATATAAAGTGCGCCAGACTTTGCGCTTCGGTATGCTTAAGGAATGTAGTGACATCACTTCCCTTTGCAGGACTTACGAGGATTTCCTTCGAGGAATCCACGGACCTGCCAGGTTCCGTGCTGGTTTTGAGTTTTTTAGGTGGCAT